AACTTTAATAAGAAAGTGAGGATCGGTAATATTATAAGTATGGGTGTGCGTCCTTCAGAAACCTGCTAAGCTAGCACCAAAGGGCGATTTCAATAACTATTATATACAACAAATACTAATGCAAGTATGAAACATACTATTAGTATATGATTACCTAGATTAGCAATACTTTTACCTACTGTATGAGGATTCTTAGGATCGATTATTTTACTTAGTTTCGACATCGCCATAAGTTATAGATAGATCATTTGGTAAAGAGACTTCAAAGGTTTGACTTTTATAGGTATCATCACCATAATCTCTTTCTATAATCATATCAATATAATGTTTAGCTTTTTCAAGGTCTTGTTTGCCACCTTTTTTCTGGTGCCTACAAATATACTTGATCGCATTGCCTTCAGCAAATTGCATTTTGTTTTTGTTTATAAATTCAGATGGTTGTATCTTCATATCTTTATAGTGATCGCCACCTACTTGTGTATCATATGAGCTCATTTTCCTCCTTTGTTAGTGTAGTGTCTCATCTTTAAATGGTTGTATTTCCTCAAAATTGTCTGCTATATTATTTGTCATGCCCTTGTATCCTTCATCATCTAGTACCGTCTTGTATATTCTTAAACCTATGGTAACTAAAGTAGCCGCAATCATTTGCCACGGAAACTTTAGTCCCATAATTAAGGAGTACCTAAAGACATCATCAAATGCTTCTTGTAATTTTTTATCTTCGTCTTTACTTGACACTTCGTTTATTACTTTCTTGGTTGTTTACAAATACTCTAATCAATCTTGACACATCAACCTCTTCTTTTTTGAGCGTCTTAGGATGTGTGAATATTACCTTACTCTTATTGACCTCTAATTGTATGCCTATATCAGAAGCAACCACGATAGCGTCATCTGTATTCTTTCTCCAGTCGTGACTACTATAACCTAATACGTCTTCGCTCATTATTCATCTCCTTTAACATAGCAGAAATTATGACCGCTGCTACTGGTTGTTGTTTATTACTGATCTTAGAGTCAGCGCTTCTCTCTAGTCTATTTTTTATATAATTAGGCTCAATGTTTAGTAAAGCACAATAGTATTTAAATTGTGGGTCATCATCTTCGATCCACCTAAGCGCCTCTATCTTGTGTTTTAATTTTCTCTTATTTGTGCCTGTGTATTTAGCGTCCTCAACTGCTTGAGTTAGTATCGCTGTAATTAACTTCTCACCTTCCATCATTATCTCATCCAATCTGTATTTTCAACATATTCATTTTTTTTAATAACTTCTTTTATCTGACTAAAATAGCACCAGTTAGATCCAAAAGATATCGCACCCATATAGTTCAGGTCGGTATCATATTCTTTTGCGTTGACCCCTAGTTCGCCAGCAACATCTGACTTATCTGTAGCGATACCTATATTTACTATAGCACCTTCTCTACCTCTATCGTCTCTAATCACATCACCTAATTTAATTTGCATTATTTAACACTCTCTTCCTGAGCATATAAACACAATATAAACATTGCAACGCCCAATAGTGCCATCGCACCACCTTTTAACCATTGATCTGTTTCGATAGAGCCCACAGCACCTACCATAATCAATACTCCTAAAACACCAGAGCAAACAGAGGTGTATTCAAAAAATTTTTTCATTATTTTCCTCCTTGTAAAGATAAGGCAACTTCAGCCTTTGATTCTTCTTTTGCATAATATAGGTGGTCACCCACGTTATGTTCATCAATACCTATCATATTGACATTATCGATACCTGAGATTTTATTCTCAGCAGTATCTTGGTCGATCTTACCAGCAAGGTAGTCGTCTGTAATCTTATCAACTTGTTTTTCAACAGAGTCCATAATATAGTTTTTTATTTTTGACATAATGTATTCTCCTTTTTAGTTAATTGCCTTGTCATTGTAATGTAAAACTTTTGACTTAGTTAAAGCAGGATTAAAATCTTTTCTTAAAGATTGTCTATCCCAACATTGACCGTAGTCGTTAAACATTCTTTTTTTGTCTTGTTCATTGTCACAAGTCTCACCAAACACATCATAGTAAGAAGTGTAGTATTGATCTTGGTCAATGAGTTCAACTTTTGTCACATTGGTATGGTTTGTAGCCATATCTTTGTAATTCCAGTCACAGAATTTTAAGATTTTCATCTTAATATTCTTGTCATTAAATTTTGATCTGTACTTTTCAGGTACATTTCTGTAAATTGTTTCATAAGCATAGAAAAAATCTCCTTGATGTTCAGGATCCATATACTCTCTCAGATAACACACGTTAAAAGTTTTGTTTTTTTGTTTATTCATACTATCATTATACCGTAAATCGACTTCATTTGCAATAGCGCAATCTGTCGCAGTTAGCATATCTCTGTATTTGTAGTTTTTATCAGTTTTTTTCATAATATACGTTAATAATACACTAAAAAACAAGGATTGTCAAGAAAAAAATGGAAAAAAATGGTAAAATACCAGTTGTTCTTGTTTTGTTCTTATTTTTTTATGGATTTAGCGGCCTGGCAGCGCTAACCAGACCGTGCGTCCAGTATTTTTCCGTCTCCATCAAAATACTAATGTTAATTATATCATTTTTCAACGATTCCGTCAAGCAGTTATAAATAGTTATTGTAAAAATGTAAAGGAAAACCAATATGCACGAGTATAAGGTAAATATTTTGAAGGTGGTTGACGGTGATACCGTTGATGTTGATATAGATTTAGGTTTTGGTGTCTGGCTACGAAATGAAAGAGTGAGAATTGTAGGAATTGACTGTCCTGAATCAAGAACATCCGACAAAATTGAAAAAGTTTTTGGTGAAGCAGCAAAACAAAGGTTAACTTCTTTGTTGAGCTCTGAAGCAGTTCTAAAATCCCAAGTTTCTAAAATGGGAGAAAACATGAAAGGTAAATTTGGTCGTATTTTAGGTGATTTTAAAACAATCAACGATCAGGTTGTTACCGAAGTGTTAATGACAGAGGGACATGCTGTTGCTTATAACGGTGGTGATAAAGAAGCCGTACAAGCACAACACTTAGCAAATAGACAAAGACTAATTGATGAAGGAAAAGTGCCTACACCTGATGGCATGACTACAACACCAAATAAGGTAAACACTTTTAAGGCAACTAAACCACCACTAAGAAGAAAAAAGAAAAAGAAGTAATATAGGAGGATACTCCAATGAATTATTTAAAAAAGATAATTGATTGGGTTTGTAAACCATATGAACCTGAGTTTAGACCAAAAAAAGTTTATAAGATAAAAGGCAAAACATATTATTTAAGGAAAAGTAAAAGAAAAAAAAATGCAAGGTGAATATTCTGTTAAGATAGGTAATAAAGTTTTTGACTACACAAATATAAATGATATTCCTAGAAAGTTTGACCACTTGATTAAATTTGTACCTAAAGAGCCACCTGAGCCACACACTCAGGAAGACCATGATTACATTAATACTTTTCCTGAAAAATTTAAAGAAGTATTCGCAAGGGAACAAAGATAATGCCAGCGGTTACTAGAATAGGCGACGCTGACGTGACTCATTGCTCTGGTATGACAAGAGCACAAGGATCGTCAAACGTATTTGTAAATGGTATAGGTGTTTCAAGACAAGGTGATAATAATACTACTCATCTTCTACCACCAAACATACCACCTTGTCCATCTCATGCAGCTGGTATCGCTTCAGGATCATCAACTGTAAAAGTGAATGGCAAAGGCTGTGGTAGAGTTGGTGATAGTATATCAGGTTGCACATCTGTAGCTGCAGGATCAAGTAATGTCTTTGCAGGTGGGTGATATAAATAGTATTAGGAGAGAAATATGGCAAGTTATGATTCTGCTAAACAGACAAATACAAGTAAGAGAAGTGGTCAAGTTTATGTAGACCTTAATTTAGATTTTCAACAAAATTCTGCTACTAAAGATATTCAAAAGATAGTAGATGTAGAAGCTGTAAAAAGAAGTGTTAGAAATCTAATTAATTTAAATCATTATGAGAAGCCTTTTCATCCAGAGATAGGGTCTAATTTGAGAGGCATGTTATTTGAAAATATAACACCTCAAATGAGTCATGCTATTCAAAAAGAGATTTCTTTGTTATTACAAAATTTTGAACCAAGAGCAAAACTAGTTCAAGTAGCTACAATGCCACAGTTCGAGAGAAACGCATACGCTGTCACAATATCTTTCTTTGTACAAAACAGTCCAGATAGAATTGTGGTAGAATCATTTTTAGAAAGAATAAGATAATATGGCAACTAAACTAGAAATATCACAATTAGACTTTGACGGAATCAAAGACAATCTAAAAACTTTCTTATCACAACAAGACGAGTTTGTTGATTACGATTTCGAGGGTTCTGGTATGAATATATTGTTAGATGTTCTGGCTTATAATACACACTATCTTGGATATAATGCTAATATGTTAGCAAATGAAATGTATCTTGATAGTGCCGATCAGAGAGCAAGTGTTGTATCTTTAGCAAAACAAGTTGGTTATACACCAAGAAGTGCTACCTCAGCAAAAGCAACAATTGATCTGGTTGTCAATAATGCTTCTGGTGCTTCTATTACAATGTCAAGAGGAACAAAATTTTCAGCAACTGTTGATGAAACAAATTATAACTTTGTAAATAACGCTGACGTTAGCATATCACCAGTTGATGGTGTTTACAAATTTTCTAGTTTAGATTTATTTGAGGGCACATATTTAAATTTTAAATACACAGCAAACACATCTGATACTGAACAAAGATTTATTATACCTAATGATAATGTTGACACTAACACATTAACAGTCAAGGTACAAAATTCAGCTTCAGATTCTACAACAAACACATACACTTTAGCACAAGGTATAACAGGATTAGATTCTACATCTAAGGTTTATTTTTTACAAGAAGTTGAAAATGGTAGATTTGAGGTTTACTTTGGTGATGGTGTTCTAGGACAAGCAATCGCTGATGGTAATATTGTGATATTAGATTACATAACTTGTAATAGAGATGAAGCAAATGGTGCCACAACATTTACGTTAGCAGGAAATGTTGGTGGATTTACAGACGTAACCATAACTACTTTAAATAATGCAAATGGTGGTGACGCTCCAGAGACAATTAAATCAATTAAGTATAATGCACCTAGAGATTATACGTCACAGGATAGAGCGGTCACAGCAGACGATTATAAAGTTCTAGTAAAAAGCTTATATGCAAACGCTCAATCAGTTCAGGTTTACGGTGGTGAAGACGCTGCAACACCTGACTATGGTAAAGTTTATATTTCTATTAAAGCAAAATCAGGCTCTAATCTAACACAACTAACAAAAGAAAGTATTGTTAAAAGTTTGAAATCTTTTGCTGTTGCTTCGGTAACACCTGTGATTATTGATCCTGAAACAACTTTCATAACCCTTACAACAGTATTTAAATTTGATTCTAGTTTAACAACTAAAGACGTATCCACTTTACAAACAAATGTCTTAAATGCTGTTTCTAGTTATAACACATCCACACTAGAGGATTTTACAGGTATGTTTAGATATTCAGAGGTCTTAAAAACAATAGATGACGCTGACACATCCATATTATCAAATATCACAAAAGTTAATATGTACAAATTTATTACACCTACTTTAAACTCGGCGTTGAAATATACGGTATCTTTTAATAACGCATTTTACAATCCACACTCTGGTCATGCTTCAGATATGGGTGGTATTGTTTCATCAACAGGATTTAAAATAAGTAATGATAATTCAACTAATGAACATTTTTTAGATGATGATGGTGCTGGTAATATTAGAGTTTATTATTTAAGTGGTACAACAAGAATTTATACAAGTACATCTTTTGGTACAGTTGACTACACAACTGGTGAAATAATTTTAACATCTGCTAACATCACAAGTATTTCTAATGTTGATGGCGCTGCTAGCACAAGAATAAGGGTCACGGTAGTACCTGACTCAAATGATGTTGTGCCTGTAAGAAATCAGGTATTGTCTATCGATACAGCTAATTCATCATTCACTGGTGATGTTGATGAAATAGAAAGTGGTAGTTCACAAGCAGGTACAGGATATACTACTACCAGCAGTTATTAGGTGGTAAGTAATGTCTGATATAAAAAAATCAAATAAGAAAAAACTCTCAACACTAGTTAAACAACAATTACCCGAGTTTGTATTAACAGATCATCCTAAATTTGCAGAATTTATTTCATCATATTTCCTGTTTATGGAATCTGCTGAGATAACTTTAGAATCATTTACATCAATAGATCATATACTTTTAGAATCTGAAGCTGCAACAGACAGTTTTGTATTAATAGATAGAACAAACGCATTTGGTTTAGACTTAGGTGATAAAATTGTTGCTGAAGAAAATGATTTTGCTGGTTCTTTTAGAAAAGGTGAGGTAATTACAGGCTCAACATCTGGTGCAACGTCAACAGTTCTAGCAGAGGATCTAGTTTCTAATTCAAGATTATTCATATCAGCAAATAATGGTTTTATAACAGGCGAAACTGTGACTGGTTCACTATCTGGTGCAACGGCATTGGTAAAAAAATATCGTGCTAATCCAGTAGAGAATATTCAGCAACTTCTAAACTACTCTGATCCAGATCATACCATAAGTGACTTCTTATCACAAATGAAAGAGGAGTTTCTTAATACTATTCCTACAGATACAGATGACTCACTTAGTACAAGAAAATTAATCAAGAATATTAAATCATTATACAGAGCAAAAGGTACAGCAAAAGCACACCAGGCTTTCTTTAGAATATTATTTAATGAACCATCAGAGGTATACACACCAGCTGATGATATGTTAAGGGTATCAGATGGTTCTTGGAATGTTCAAACATTTATTCGTTGTACACAAACAGCATTACAATCTGTTAATGATCCCATCTTCTTAACAGGTCAAGTTATAACTCAAGCAAATGATCCTTCATCAACAACAGTAAACAAAGCAACCGCAATCGTAGAAAACGTATTAAAGTTTCAAGAAGGTAGTACAACAGTTATTGAAATAGTAATTAATAATGAAACAGTTAGTGGTACTTTTGTAAATGGCGCTACTGTCACTGGCACAAGTAATATTGATGATGACACTATAATTGGTGTTGTGGTATCTCAAGCGGTATCAACAACAACAATCACTAACGATGGTAGCACACTAACAGTTGGTGATGAAGCAACAATATCAGGTGGTGGTGGTTCTGGTGCCAGAATACAAGTGCAAGATTTATCTGAAGGAGGTGTTGATGAGGTTATCGTCAATGCTGCTGGACAAAACTATCAAGAGGGCGACACACTAACATTTAGTTCAGGAACTGCTGAAGCAAAAGTTGCTGTTGTGGGTGGTGGTATTGCACCTGAATCAGGTAGTGTGGATATTCATGTCGAGTTAGAGTCAGGCACAATATCAGGTTCTGGTTCTGGTGATTTATTGCTTGAAGAAGCTGTTGATAATGGTCGTGGTGGTAAATTTTTAGATTCTGCTACACCAGTTGACAATTTAAGAATTAGAGTTGCACTAGAAAATGAAACTGGTGGTATATTATCAGAAGCGTCAAGTGGCTCAAATATTATCTATATTGTAAATCAAGATAGTGAGCCAGACAAACCATATAACATAGAAGCAACAGACCATATCGTATTAGAGGAAGAAACTGCCAGTGAGGGAACAATTGGTAATAAGATTGTTCAACAAAATGCAACAGGCACTGGTGACATAACAGATATAAGAATGATCGCAAGTGGTGGTGGATACACATCATTACCTACTGCAACTATTGATGGTGTTAGATTTATAGGTCTAGAGGATGCTACAGATTTAAATACAACTGACTTTAGTAGAATAGAATTAGAGACAGGTGGTAGAATTGTAAATGAATCATCACTCGCTACTTTAAATGCAACTGGTGGAACTGTAATACCTTTTGGTGCTGATATTGGTAGTGCAACATCATTAAATATTATTGAACATGGTATTGCTTTTACATCAGCACCCACGTTAGCGTTTCCTAAATACGCTGTTCTTAAAACAGTATCAGGCACAATATCTGCTGATGAAACATTTACATCAAACATATCTGGTGCAACAGGTTCAATAATTTCTTTTGAAGCACCTCTCTTAAAATATACAGCAACACAAAGCGAGTTAGAGGTTGGTGATACAATTACAACATCTGGTAGTCAAACTGCTGTTGTTGTAAAAGCAGACACACTTACAGCAACTGCTACGATAGGTGCCAAGGTTACAACTTCTGGTGCTTATATAAATCAAGATGGACACATATCTGAGGGTTCTAAAAAAATTCAAGACAGTTTGTATTATCAAGATTACTCTTATGTAATTAAAGTATCTGAATCAATTAATAAATGGCGAGACGCTTTAAAGAGAGCAGTTCACCCATCTGGTTTCTATGTGACTGGAGAGGTAAATATTGCTTCAAGAATAGACGCTCAAGTTAGACGACCAGTTGGTGCTACATTGGCTGCAGGATTATTCTCTGGCACATCTGACAGTCCAATCTACATGAGATTAAATACATTGTTCTCTACTATCTTTGGTAGAAGAACAGGTGTTGGTCTGAAATTTATGAGTAATGGTATTGAGTTAGATGGTAAAACAAAAGTATCATCATTAGTTGCAAGAACAGGTGTGGCAGTAGAACCTCAAAATGATTACAGAGATACAAGTACAAATACAGAAAAAGAATTGAATCTACATCCTGAAACCACAATTGAGACAGAAAAAAGAAGCAGAACAAATTTTTATACTAATACAGATTACAAGGTTAGAGGTTATAATGTAAAAGCAGGTTTTGCATATGCAGGACCTAGAATAAAAAGTTTAAATAATTTTATGTTTTCTGCTTTCTCAGCTAACAATGCAATCACACTAGAGGGTGGTACTGGTGCAGGTGAAATAATACTAGAAAATGAACACGGTGTATTACAACACCCACAATCAGACTCTTTTAGTGCTAGGGTTAACTCTTTTACTAATTTAAGATTTGGTAGTACAAATACAGGTACAGATAAGATCATACAAGAAGACGGATCAAACTTATTGAATGAGACCACAGGTTCAGATACAGACGATGGAGTAGATGAGTTTTTACTAGAGGAAAATGTAGATGGAACGACACTAAGAATATCTGATTTCACAGGTACAACTACAAATCCTAATCACAAAACTAATTTAGCGTTTCCTACTGAGGTCACTAAATCGGCTTAGAAAAGTCTTATAAATAATAGAAAGAAACATAGAGATAATGGGAAAAAACAATGGCAGCAATAATTACAAACAAATTTAGAATAAACAATGCGGAACAGTTCGTTGAGTCTTTTTCAGAGACAGACGCTACAACGTATTACTTATTCATAGGTAGATCACATTCTTGGGCAACAGACGCTGATGTTCAAGGTAATTCTATTAACGAGGGAACAGACGCATCCCCACCAACACCAAATGATGATGTCGCTTCAGAGTTCTATAACTTTGATGATATGATCGGTGCTAAGATAATTGCTTCTACGGACGTATCACACGTTATACCTAGAAGAAACTGGACAACAGGAACAACTTATGACAAATACGAACATAACATAAGTTCCTCTAACACAGCAAATAGTGG